CAGGGGCATTCTTTGGCCCCTGTCGAGATCACAACGTCGGCTCCCGTCGTCTCTGTCATCACGATGTTCGAGCGCGAGACATTTGATGCTGACCCGATAACCACTGGCGCTCCCGCGCTTGCCGCTTCGCTGATCGAGCAAGAACACATTTTCAGCACTGATGGCATAACGTCGGCCCAGCCGACACTCGGCGCATCTACCGTCGAGCAAGAGCATTCGCTGTATAGCGTTGGCATCACAACGGCGACCCCAATTGTCCTCGGCATCACGATGTCGGAACGTGAGACGTTCAACGCCGACCCGATCAACTCTGCCCAGCCGACGCTTGCCACTTCGCTGATCGAGCAAGATCACAAGGTCGTTCCGTTTGCCATCACGACAGGCGCAGCAACCTTGAGCAATTCGACAGTTGCCCAAACGCACATACTGACAGCGGCGAACATAAACACAGCGCCTCCCGTTGTTGGCCCTTCGAGCGCTGTGATCACCGTTCACTGCGTTGCGGACGACCTGACAGCCGACATCCCAGTTCTCGGCGATGCTACAATCGAGCAAGATCACGTCTTGCTGGCTGGCAACATCGTGACTGGCGTATCGCTTGTTCCGCCGTCGCAGTGCATAGTCATCTTCAACTTTGACGGCGACGACATAACGACTGGCAACCCTCGCGTCCCGTCGATTTATGCAAACGCCAGCGTTCGGCGTCGGGTTCATGTGTCTAACCCGTCAAACAATATCACGGTTGTGGCAATAGCGCCAAATTCTGCTATACTTCCACAGGTCGGCCCGAACGGCATTGCCGTAGTGGCATCGGCCCCAAATTCGGCTACACCTTCGAACACCACGCCGAACGGCGTCATAGTCCTGCAACCAAATGAGGCCGCGTAAATGACCTTCTACATCAAACAGAACGACACCAGCCCAGCGCTGCTGGCGACACTGCAAGACGCGGATGGCAACGCCGTCAACGTCACGGGCGGGTCGATCCGCTTTCACATGCGGCAGATCGGGTCAACGGCAGTTGTCGTTGATGAAGCAGCGGTCATCGTCACGCCGCTGGAAGGCATAGTGCGCTATAACTGGCAGGCGGCTGACACAGCGACCATTGGCTCTTATCAGGCCGAGTTCGAGGTCACATACGCTGACGCCAGCATCGAGACGTTCCCGAACGATGGCTACATCCGCGTTCAGATCATTGACGACGTAGCATAAGGGAAAAAGCATTGGAAACTCTCGACCTCTTTCTGAAATATATCGTTGTCCCAGTCGTCGCGTTTGTCTGGATGATCTACACCAAGATCAACAGCCACCACACCGAGATCGAGGTGCTGAAGACACAGGTCGAAGCAACCAAAGCCGCGCATGATCGCGAGTTCAAAGAGGTCAGATCAAACTTCGCGCGGGTGTTCGAGAAATTGGACGGCATCGAGGAAGCATTACGCAAATGAGAAAATATTCAAACCGTAGCCTATCAAGCCTCAACGGCATCCATCCCGACCTGCGCCGTGTCATTGACCGCGCACTCCAATCTAGCCCGCTTGATTTCGCTGTGATCGAAGGTCTGCGCACGAAGGCACGCCAAGAGCAACTGGTTGCATCTGGTGCGTCTACGACGATGAACAGCCGCCACCTGACGGGACACGCAGTTGACTTGCTACCGATTGATCCGACAACGGGCAAAGGCGAGTTTGCTTGGCCACTATACGACAAGCTGGGGCCAGCCGTGAAGGCAGCGGCGAAGAAAGAAGGCGTCCCGCTCATCTGGGGCGGCGACTGGACATCATTCAAAGACGGCCCGCATTTCGAACTTGATCGCCGCGTTTACAACGAAGCGAAATGGACTACGACAGAGAAGCCAGCAGAAGGCCGCTCCAGCGCCACTGAGAGCAACACGGTGCGTGCGTCGGCGGTCACAGTAGCATCTGGCGCAGGAAGCGCTGTAGCGGCCCTGTCAGCGCTTGACAGCGTTGCGCAATACATCGTGCTGGCCTTTGCTGGCGTGATCGTGCTAGCAGGCATCTGGATCATGCGCGAGCGGCTGCGCAAGTGGGCGGATGGTGACCGATGACCCTGCGCCTGCAAATCTACGCGCTGGCATTGCTGGCGTTTGTCGCTGGCCTGCTGCACTGGCGGTCTACATACGTTGACGCCAAGCTGGATGAGATGGCCCGCAAGCAAGCCGAGGCCCGCCTCGATGCTGCGCTGCGCAAAATGGAGATTGAGCATGAGATTGAGACGCTTGGGGATGTTGGCCTTTCTGAGCGGGCAGCTCGCTGGCTGCGCCCAAACGCCGACAAACGGTAACTACTGCGACCTTGCCAGCCCGCTGTGGCTCGGTAGCACGCAGACAATCGACAACTTGATGCAAGCTGATCGCGACCTGCTTGTCGGCATTGTCATCCACAACGAGACGTGGGCCGATAACTGCCAGTGAGCCGACAAGCGACATCAATCGGGCGTTCTGGCGAATATTACGTCTGCTATTTGCTTGAGCGCGTGGGCTGCGAGGCTACCAGATCAGACGGAAGGTTTGATGTCGTCGCCGTTCGGCCAGATGGTCGGATCATCTCAGTCGAAGTCAAGACGTGTTACACGACGCGAGGTGCCAGCGCAGGGTTTCGCATCGGCAAAAGCAGCGCAGACTGGTTCGCGCTGTGCATCGACGGCAAGCACGGGCCGACTGTGCTGTTCATGCGCGGCGACGATCCGCTGTTGTCGCAGTCGTTTGTCAGGATCAAAACGGCAGACTTTACGCCTGCCGCGTTGACCGAGACGCTGCGTGATTTAGCCGTTGGCGATTAGTCGCCAAAGGGGTCCCATGCCGCCATCTCTGACGCAAGCGCGAGGTATCCAATAGCGTCCACGAAGTTGTCGTCGTGGCCCTTGTTTGAAGCGGCGCGTGCGTGCTTGAACAGCGACATCATCATCGCAACGTCGTAAGCTGTCAGTGGACCGTTGTAGCGGTGGACCATCCACCAATCCCACAGGGTCGCGATACTGGAGAAACTGTCTTCTGCATCGCCGTGGGTCGCAGCCCGATCCTGCGTGATGCACTTCTCGGCTTGTTGCAAAACATCTTTGCGGTTCATTCTGATTT